GGCCCGCCGAAGCGGGCCAGTCTTTGCAGCAGTGGCGGTTAGGCGGGCGGATTGGCCGTCGGCGATTGCATCGGATTTCCGAGAATCGCAACCGCGCACAGGACCGCAGCCGAGGCATTGCCGACCGGCGTGATCGTCAGCCGGGTGTAACGCTTGTTGCCCTTGTAACCCAGCTTGCGGCACTCGTTGTCATCGTCGAACTGAAACGCGGCCAGGACTTCAGTGCCGATCAGGTCAGCATCGGCAACAGCAGCCGCATCCGACATGTTCGAGACATCGCCTTCTTCCAGCAGGACAGTAAACGTCGCGTCAGCGTCCGCAATCGAGCCGGTCGCGATGACGTAGGTCAGCGAATCGAAGCCGGCGCGGTCGATGATCTGGCCGACTTGAGCGGTCGTGTCCGCCACCGAAACGGGCGAGATCACGCGCTTCGGGTACAGGTGGTTCATCTGATCTTTCATGACTCTTCCTTGAAGAATGGGGTTCAGGCGGCCGGCCGGAGCCGGCCATTGCTCATCAGGTCGAGCACTTGAGGATCTTGATCGCCTCGAAATTGGTGATGCCGCCACCAACACGCCTGGTCGCGAAAAACTTCACGTAGGGCTTGGCGGTGTACGGATCGCGCAGGATGGTGGTGCCACGCCGATCGACGATCAGATACCCGCGCTGGAAGTCACCGAACGCCACCGGGTAGGTGTTCGAGCCCAGGTCGGGCATGTAGTCGTCAGTGACCACGCCGTGCCCCAGCAGTTGCCCGACGATTCCGCCCATCAGGCTCGACGGCGCCCACAGGTAGATTCCGTTGCCGTCCTTGAACTTGCGCACGGCGCCAAGGGTCGCGTCGTTCATGATCCAGTTCGCATTGCCGCGGTAGTTCCGCTTAAGCGAGTGCTGCAGGTCGATCAGCGCGTCCGACGGATTGGACGCCGCGAACGAAGCCGCGCCGCCGGTCACCGTCCAGCCCAGGCCGCCCCACGCATAGGACGAATTAATGACGTTCGTGTAGCTCAGAAAGCCCTTCGGGCGATTCACGCCGGAGCCATCGATGAACGCCTGCGCCTCCTGATCGGCGAATGTGATGCCGATCTCATCGATCAGGTCTCCCTCGACGTTGAACACGGCATCCTCGAGCGACTGCGAGGTAGCGCGCGGCTCAGCCCACACCATGCCCGGCACGAATTCCAGCTTGACCCAACCAGGCGTCCCGGTCTCAGTGGGCGCCGTGGTTTCGCCGCCCCAGCCACCGGCGGACGCGCCGCTGGTCTTCACCAGCTTTTCGTAGCTCGAGGAACCGATGGTGACGACCCGGGCGAGCTGGCGAAACGCCGACTGCTTGGCGACCACGCGATCGATCATGCCGTCCATCTCGGAAGTCGTCAGATAGCCGCCTTCCGGATCGGTGCCGACGTTGATCGCCTTGCGCTCAGCGTCTGACAGGCCCTCGGTGCCCTTGCGCAGCCAGGTTTGCACGCCCGACTTGTATGCAGCGTACTGGTCGGCGTCCAACGCAGCAGGCACAGGGCGCGACAGGCGCGTGCTGTGCGCATACAGCGCATCGTTGAACGACTTGACCTCGGCCGCGATCGACTTGGCGTCGCCTTCGCCGAACGTGGCCGTTTTGTTGGCCTTGGCGTATGCCGCTTTGGCCTCGGCCGCCACTTCGTCGAGTTTCGTGTTGATCTTGGCGAGTTTGGCTTCTTCGTCGCCGGTGGCGAGGCCCTTTTCGAGCTTCACCAGCCGGTCGTCGTTGACCTTCTTGAACTCTTCCCAGGCCGCGCCTTGAGCGTCGATCAGGTTTTTGACTTCGGACAGATCCGACATGATTTTCCTTTCGGGGGTTGAACGGCTACCGAGTCGGCAGCGCGGATTGACGACGGCGAAGGCTCGCCATCAACTCGGCCACCGGATCGCCCGGCCCGCCTTTGACACCCGCCGGATCGCCCGGTCCGATGCCCTTGATTCGTGCAATAAGCGCGACGGCCTGTGTCTTGGACAGGCCCTGCGTGCTCAGGTATTCCTCGATTTCTCGCATCGACGATAGATCCTCGATGCTCTTCACGTCCGCGACGCGCGCCTTGCCGTTGGCAGGGAACGTCACGGGGCTGATTTCGATCAGGTCAATGCGCTTGAGGCGCCGGCGCGGATCTTCCGGCTTGCTGCGCATCTCGAATTCCTTCGGGATGTAGCCGATCGACAGACCGTCGATCGCCGGACGCGGTTCCATCTTCATCAGCGCGTAGATTTCCTGACCGCGCGGGGTGTTGGCGAGCTTGCCCGCCACCAGAAGGCCCTTGCCGTCTTCGGCCAGTTGCGTCCATACGCCGATCGGCGTCATGTCCTCGGCCGTCATACCGTAGCCGCCATGCTGCAGGAGCATCGCCGGCCACTGATTCGCGCCGTTTTTCACGCCGGCCAGGTAATTGGCGAAGGCGCCCGGCTCGATCACGTCGCCGTAGGCGTCCACGTTGCCGAAAACCGCGCCGTAGCCCTCGAATGACATCGAGTCGCCGCCGGCAAACTTCAGTTCGCCCAGGTGGCAGGACATGCGTTCCATGATTTTCCTCGTCAGGCGCCCGCTGGGGGCTGCGGCGCGTTCGGGTCGGCCATGTTCAGGGGCACGCGATACTGATCGCCGCCCTCATATGGGTTCATGTCCTCGAACTCGCGGATTTCGTTGGGGCTGATCGCGCCCACGCCGTACAGCGCGCGATAGAACTCGCCGCGATCCTTGGAATTGGCCCGCAGCAACCCGGCCGGGAAGAATTTCCAATACAGGCCATCGGCGCGGTCACGATCGGTCAACAGCCATCGGTCAGCGCTCTTTTCGACGCGCCGATACCACGGCAGCATCGTCAGCCGGACGTGAGCGTCAAAGAACGCCTCAGCGCTGGCGTATGTCGATGTCTTGTCGGCGTGCCCGATGATGATCGGCAGCACTCGGAAGAATCGGCAGATCTCTTCGATCTGCGCAGCGCGGCTTTCCAGCCACTGGGCATCGGTATTGTTCGAAGCGACTTGAACAAACTTCATGCCGTGCGACATGACCGCAATTTTCCCGGCGTTCACTGTCCCGCCGTGCGTCTGATCCCATGACTCCCGCAACGCGCGGCGCTGCTCCGGGTTAAGACCAGCGTCTGTGGTCAGAATGCCGGCGATACTCGCGCCGTTGGCGAACGTCGCCGCGCCGTGCTGCTCCTGCGCCATCGACAGCCCGATCGCCTCGCGGGCGAGTTTCGTGCCGTCCAGGCCCATCCAGCCATCCCATGACGGGCCTCGAACGTGCCACATCTCTGACGCCGGAACGTCAATCGAACGCCCTGCGTCCGTCGTGACGGTGTAGACGCCCTTGCCCTTGTCCGGGCGAACCTTGCCGGGTTCTAGCGGCAGCAGTTCGATCGGCGTGCCTTTGCGGTCGCGATTCGCCCATACGTAGGCGTTGCCGCACAGCACCAGGTGCAGGCCGATCTGGTCGAAAAAGTCGACCGGCGTCTGATGCTCGTTCGGCGCGACGCCCAGAAGTTCCACCAGCGGGTGATCGGTGGCCGGTAGGCGGTTTCGCCCGTCTGAGCGCATCAGCCGAAACGGAATCGAACTCATACCCTCGGCGATTGCCCGCGCGCAGGCGAACACGACCGCAACCTCAAGCGCGGTCTTGTGCGTCACCACCGCGCCCGCACGCGACGCGGCGCCGCCGATCATCTGCCGGTACAGGTCGAGCGATGTCATCGCGGCCGACTTGACGCCGACAGCAGCCAGCGCGCGGCCAACGAACCCAGGCAGGCGCATTACCAGACCTCGGCGAATACTGTCGCCCCTTGAGGATTCAGCGACATAAGCGAAACCGCCGAAAACAGCGCCATCAGCGGGTCGATTTTCGCCAGTCCTGACGCCTGTTTCGTGATGAGGATCGAGTTCGCACGCGGCTCAACCCGGGCGTTACCGACTGTCCATGCCATCATCGGTCTGCCCCCGTGTCTCAATTGGCCTTCGGCCAGTTTTCGCTCAGTCGTCTTGATCGCGCCGCCCAGCCGCCAGCCCTGCGAGATCCCGACAACCTTCGCTTGATCGATGCCCGCATCTGCGAGCGCATCCAGAATTGCGCCGATCCCCGCGGGGTCAACGCCTACCTTGTCCAGCACGCCAGCGGCTTCGATGCGCTGAACGATGTCCACCACGTCGGCCACGTCCTCGCCCATGCGTTCGACCAGCGTCAGGTCGCCATCGCGCGCAAAGTCGTGGAAGCGGGAAGCCTCGGACTTGCGCCGCTCGAGCACCGACGGATGGCCCCAGGCATGCGCCCAGACCAGCCATTGATGCGTGCCTGCTTCCCGGCCAACGACGGCCAGGCCGAGCAGGTCATCCAGTCCGCCGCCGTCTATGCCCACGTCCACGACTTCGCAGCGGGCCAGCAGGTCGTCCAGCGACAGCGCCTCGGAGGCCTGCTCCCAATAGTCGGCGCCGGCCCAGCGGTCGGATCGCAAAGCGAGGCCAATCTCGACGTTCAGGTGCTTCGCCATGAACCCGCGAATGCTTTCCTCGCCGCCCTCCTCTGCCTTACGCCATTCGCGCTGCAGAAATTC